TATCATTAGATCCAATTACTTGAGCATATTCATCTGTGGATGTACCTTCGCTGTTAACAGCTTTGAGTTGAATAACATCAGTGCCTGAAATACAAACATTTGGTAACGACATAATAGTAGCTGCTCTCAACACCTGCTGGATGTTATCGTTTGTAATATTAATATTGACATCGGGTGAAACCATAATATCATCTTTACTTGGTTTAATAACCATATCCTCACTACAAAACGTATATGCAACGCTTTTTTGATTATCACGAATATCAATATGAGTTTCATTAAATGAGTATGTTGGTTTTTCGAATAAACTAACAACACCGAGAAATCTTCCAAGATCATAAATGGCGCCATTGCTTGGAAATACATCCTGCACTACAGCATTAGCCATAATACTTTTTCCAGGCGACATTGTTGACAATTTGTTCCCAGGTTTAATTGCAATTGAAGGATTAATCTGTGAGAAATTCTTCAACACATTAACGGTTTCATTACTAAATTGCATTACTCATCCTTTTCAAAAATATATGTAAGTGCTTGATCAAGCACATTACCATTATGTAAATGGGTTCTACGACCATAATGTACTAGGTCTCGAGCCCAGTCATCATCATCAACTTGATGTATGAATTTATTCGATATGTTCTGAAGGCTTGCATCAATTTCAGACATATCTTCCTCAATAGCATATAACTTACTTCCATAAGTATAACATAACCACTTGATTGCGTCAAGAGATTTATACCACCTAGCATAACAAGAACCAGTGTGGAATAATTTCAGGTTATTATTTTCACCTTTAAGTTTTGACCTACTTTCCTTATTAATTGTGACACTTTCCCAAGCATTTGTATCTGGATCGAAAAGTTCTGTTCTGGTTGATTGCCATGGATATGACACAACAACCAAATTTGGTTTCAGAATTTCAATGTAGTACTTTAATAACCTATAGAATGAATCAATACCAAAACCAGGACAGCCCATATTTAAATATCTCAACCCCTTCGTATACTCACATTGATTGTGTGCAATGTGAGTCCATGATTGTTCTATAGGCACTCCAACACCCATTGTATGGCTGTCACCAATGTAGATTACACCACCTTGTTCAGTTAAATAATCAGGCTGTGTTCCATCATGTCTAAACCCTTGTTTGTTGATATGGTAAGAAATTTCAACCATCTGATTATTTACTAACCAACCGTTGTTTTTTAAGTTCTTGCTACCAATTCGATGATTAGCATGTTTTTCAAAATTATGTATAGTGTCAGTTGGATACTCGTAAAGTGTATGTGGTAGCTTAACATCTTTTAACAAATTGTTTTGCATTCTCCAATGATGAGATGTTGTTTGCCAAAACCTGTATCTATCAAGCTGACCTCTACTCTGTTTGATAGCTTTAAGAGGACCTCTTTCTAAACTATTATCTTTTAGTAGCCTAACACCTATGTTTCTAAGAGATTTTATCAAACTCCAATCAACATCATGGCTATATTGATGTGGTTCATCCATGTTTTATTTTATCGTTTGCTTCCTTTAATTTTTCTTCTTTTTTCTCTTGGTCAGTTTTTGGTGATCCTTTTTTATTTTTAATCTTACTCTGATCTGTTGTAGCCGATGCACCAATAGCAGCTAATGCTTGCAAGCTGCCGCCAAAGATATAACTACCAACATGTTGCAATTGGATCCAAGGACATAGCCAAACACTAAGACCAGCCTTCTTCGCCCACTGACAAAACATATAGTCTTCTGAAAGATAACGACGTGACTCAGGATCAATTAAAGCCTGGAAGTACATCATGATCTCTCGAGAGCCATCAAAATGTTCGGTTCGAACATGATCTGGTCTATATCTAAATCCCCCTGGTGATAATTCACTGTTCTCCCAGTAAGCATCCTTAAAGGTTTGCAACGCTTTCTTTGTCATCATCATGAATCCAGTGCCACCTTCCATTACTTCAGCAGGTTCGTCAATACGAATCTCTGTTGTGCCAGGAACTGGATTGAACACATAATCACCAACAAAGTTTTCAAGATTGTTAGGATCCTCATCAGCATGACCTTGGTTAACAGCATCAGTAATCTTTTCCCAGCTAATATTCTTTTTAGGATAGGGTGAGCAAAGAATATCATATGGGTTGTCCGGATCTTCATGATCCATTAGTGCTAGCATAGAAATTACATCATTAGCGGTAAAACCAATGTCACTATCGATGAACAACATATGTGTTGATTCACTTCTCATAAACTCATCACAACAATAGTTACGAGCTCGAGTAATAAGTGACTCATTGAAAAGATAATAAAATTTTAAATCAATATTATAATGTTGACACAAAGCAGAGAGATCGTTTGTTGACCTACAAAAAAGGCCGGCGCATTGCCCACCATACATAGGTGTTGCAACAAATAGTTTCCTCTTTCTTAGGTCATCTAACTCTACTTTAATTTCCATTTAAAATAAATCCATTTGGTTATTTGTTTGATAAATTACATCGTGACTACCACCAGTACCATAGTCACCATCATACTGGTTTAACGCTTCTGCTTTGAAAAGTAAGAACTGGCCCACTCGTGTGCCTCGTCGAATACGAGCCTTACCACAACTAACGTGGAGAGCACCAGCCATGACACCACTGTAACCACTATCATAAAGACCGCTAGTAATGAACAAACCATTGCGGTTAAGAGTGCTCCTAGTAATGACCCAACCTGCTTCATCACTTCCGATCGTAATAGTTCCTTCCATAATGATTTCATACGTTCCATTTTGTAGGTTCCAATATCCTTCTTTATCAGGTGTAATAAGGGTTGAACCCCTATGATTCTTACCCTCTTCACTTATTTGAAAAGTATTATTATCAATTGATCTAATTTGATCAACCTTCAGATCAATTGCATTTGGTTGCACTTGCTCAACATCAAAGTCACTCAACGTTGAGCCACTCATAGAACCAGCAATATGAATCATCGCTACCATTATTTAGACTCCGTAAAATGATTTAGTAATACAATATAATGAACGGCTTTCATAAGATCCTTCTTATTGTAACCATCTTTCTTTCCATACCTCATAAGATACTTAATTGCAGTATCACGACATGTGGTATCAACACTACCTAATGTGTGCCACACATCAGTTGTCTGCAACTCCTCCTTACCAACATAATGACCACCATATGTTGATTCAATATAGCTAGCAACTTCTTCAATAAACTTATCTTCGTTATATCTAAATTTAGGTTTATTCTTTACCATGTTTTTGACCCACATAGCTCGTCAATATACTCCATATTATCACATGCATACTCAACATGTAATGGTACCTCACATGCGTGGTTAAAGTCAACTTCTTTTTCGAACTTACCATTGATTAGACCTGTTGGACTATTATCAAACTTGATACCATTGAGTCCAGCCCATACTGCTGCTGAACTATCCCAAGTATCGATAAGATGGGAGAAGTTCCTCATCAATTGAATTTCATTTGGACCTTCTGTCATTCCCAGGAAGTGGAATTTTTTCTTATCGTGAATTTTTTTGAGATCAAATCGTTTATCTAGTTCAATCATAAACTTCCATCTTGATAAGAACTTTTGCATTCTCCAACCCTGTAAAGAGTTAAATGATTTTGAAATTATATCAGTTCCACTTTCACAATTGTATGCAAGTGGAATATTAAGAATGCTGAATGCAACATAATCAATACCAGGATTATGGAAAGCCCAAGCATATGAAGCTATCAGACCTTCTAAGTCTCCAGGCTCTGCTTGTGGACAATAAAATGTTCCAATGTCAGCTTCTCGTAGCTGTGGAATCATTTCCATTGCTGCGTTCATAGTTTTTGTAATTGGTTCTCTCGGATAGTCTGACATTACAACATAACTAGCTCCAACCTTCTTTGCCATTTCAATTAGCTTAGAAGTTGGATACATTGGCTGATTACGTTTGTACATTTCAAATGCACTGTTGTCAAGTATCAAATCACCACTACTGTTCCTATAATTCTCACAATACTTTTCATCTTCTTCAACAAGATGTGCAAGAACTAAATGTACTGGTCTATCTTTTACGAGATTAAAATGTGGGGTTGGTACAATGTGGCAAAAGTCAATCATAATAACATACGGCTCCGTTCTCACCATCCTCACTTACTTCAATAATTAATGTACGATCTGGATACGTACTCTGTATATATTTAGCTAGGTCATCAGCGATCATCTCACAACTTTTATAGTCCAGCTGCAAAGTTTTTTCATCATATAGACCTTCGAGCTCACGCTTAAACATAATAAACTCGACGTCACGATCATCATGCTTGACTTCAAGTTCTACCCTAAAGTGAAACATATGTCTATGAGGATATTGTAGGAAGTCAACCTCTGGCATATTAACAGCACCTGGCCATTTGTGAATTCCTTCTTTTTGAAAGGTAACAAAGATTCTTTTCATATGCTTATCTCCGCTTGTACTGTTCCTTGATAGGATTTCAGTTTGTTATTCAGCTGCCAAGATGTTTTAGCAGCTCGTTCAAAAATACCAATCATCTGTTCTTCGGTGATGTATTGAGGAAGAAGAAAGAACTCTGTAATACCTCCCATTCCATCAAGAACTCCAGGCTCTAATCCATAATACTCTTCAAGATTAAAGTCTTTTGGAAACATAGCACGGAATGCATGTTCCATACCAAATGCAGCGGCTCTAGCCAAACTATACGACTCGCTGCTGCAATACACATTTGACAACACCTCGATGTTAAAAAGATCGTAGCCAGGATGCCAAAACTTTGACGTCCGACCAAATCTTTTTTCCATCAGTGGTGAATGTTCTTTTGAAATACCAGTTTTATAAGCCGACTTATCGTTACACGTCCACTTCAACAAATAATTGTTCATTGTTTCCACCCAGTCGTTGGTCTAATTAACTGGATCTTATATTCCTTTAGGAATTTTTTTGTAGGTTTTCCTTTTCGGAAAGCTGGTGTATTAGACATTCTTTCAACCAGTTTCCAAATTATTCCGCCAGCCTTTTCATTTAAAATATCTACAGCTTCAAGACACCTAGTGGTTACCGATCCCCCACGTTGTTGATATCTTTTGATTTCTCCATGTCTGTTCTGTCTAGGTATAGTACCACTTTTAGCATCACATCCATGAGCTTTAGCTAATTCTAGTAATTGTGCCCTAGTACACCAATCATTAAGAAGAGCATAAACCATTATATCTTGCATCGAAAACTTTTTATTATTCATAATATAACAACTCCTTATGAGCTAGTTTAGGATAGGTGTTCCCCTTGCAATGTTTAGGAACTCACGACGAAGGTCAGATTGTGGATCTGCAAACACACCTTCAACAGCAAGAGTACATGTACTTGATCCAGTATCTTGGATTCCTCGACTCTTAACACAATAATGTACA